GTTTCTGCTTCTCATGCTTCCTCCAAAGCAGCAGCTATGGCTTGCAAATCTAACTCTTTACCGTCTTTGGTAGCTCCCGCGCAAATGGTCCATTCTTTCGCGTCTTTAGAACACAATGGCCATAAATGACGGTCTTTTTTATTAAGTGGGAAAAAAGTAAGATACTTGTATTCGTTTTTTTCGACAAAACGCCAGCCAGAGTTGTCTGTCTTTCCGTCAACCCATTCCAGATCTGCCATAGATACTGCGGAATCAATTTCGATTAAAACTGTTTTCATACCACCACCGCCTCAAACGCCCACTGCACGTAGCCTCTGCCCTCACTGTCTCCAAAGTCCTCGGGAAGGAGCTCACCCTTCTGACGGAGCCTGTATCTGATGTTGGAGATAGCCTTCGCTCTGGAAGTTGCCCAGGTCTCGCCAAGCTCCGTCTTCTTGTATTCCGATGCGTAGCAGCCGTGGCCTTTACCTATGAGGTAAACCTTAAACTTCTGTTTCTTTCCCATCTTTCGCCTCCCAGTCAAAACAATGATCGTCTGCATCTACACCGGAACTGACATTCTTGTCTTCGTGGAGATGGCATCCACAGAGGCACCAACCTCCGAAGATCGAAGTGTCGCTCTTATCCCAGTGCTTGCAGGTCTTACATTTCCTTTCCATCTCCATACTCCTTATAAAACGGAATCTGTACCCAGTTCTCGTCGAAGAAGTCAAAGACCATGACGAGCTGGTCTAATTTCGGGAACCTTCTGCCGTGTCTCCACTCGAAGACTGTCTTCCTCTCAACTCCGACATACTGTGCGAGTTCTGCATCGGTAGTGTCGGACTCGGTCATATGGTCGGAGAGCCAGAGCGCGAGGTTATGGAGTGCGTTGGCCGTTTTCGTGTTAATGTCGATACACTTGCCACACATATGCTCACCTGATCCTTAAGCCTTCCGACTGCTCAAGATGAGCGATGCCTTCAAGGTTGACTCCTGCCTTCAGGTCTTCCTTAAGCTTGGCCTTGTCGATCTCGGGGTCCTTGAACTTCAGATATTCTTCAGGAATGTTCTCGAGGTACTGTTCGTCCACGACCACGGCCACGGGGTTCTTCTGAAGTGAGACTGTGAAGGTTCCACACGGGAGCTTCTTCTCTCCTGCTGCGTTCATCGTCTCTTGCATCAGGGCCTTGAAACGCTCAATGGAGTTCTCCAGAGACTTGCGCTTTGCCTTGAGCCTTGCCTCTTCTTCCTTGAGTCCTGCGATGTCTGCTTCAACGTTCTTGATGTACTTGCAGCAGTTCTCGAACTTGTCCTTGAGATCATCCGTCTGGTTGTTCCAGGCATCGAGGATGTCCTCGTCCGAAACGGTCTCGTCTTCGATCATGTTTGCGAGCAGGAGGAAGCCCTGCTTCAGTTCATATACACTTGCCATATGATCACCACCTCTGCGAGAAGTCGATCTCGTCGCCCTGCTGGGGATAGATGATCTCGATCGTGTCCTTCTTAGACCTCTTGAGTCTTGCGTTGATGGAACGGAGCTTCCTGTTCTCGGCTCTCAAATCCTTGATAAGGCTCTTGTAGAAAACGGCCATAAATGCCATGCCGCCTACGCAGCCGATACTGAGTGAACCAAGAATGAATAAGAATGTGAGTAATTTCATGTTTATCCTGCCTTTCTTTTGAATTGTTCGTCGAAGTCACCACTGACCTCGATGTTGTGTTGTTTTACGAGAACTGCGTTCCAGATGGCACGCTTCTCCTTCTCTGTGAACTCCTGATACCCGTAGAGGCACCGGTAGAGTCTGGATCGGCTGATGTTCGTCTCGTTGCTCATCTCTTCGCAGGTCTTGAACCATCTGCCGAGTTGTGGGTAAAGGTTGTAGCCTCTCATTCCTTCGCCTCGCTTTCTTCACGATTCGTGGGGAAAAGGATCAAAAAAAGAGACTCAATAGAGATGCCGTAATATTCAGCCATCTTCACTTTGATCTCGTCTCGAGGGATCCTGTTGCCCTGCTCATACATGGAGAGCGCAGAAACACTAATGCCTAAAGCCTTTGCGACTTCTTCCTGGCTTCGTTCACCGCGCAGCGCTATTAACTTTTCGTTCATGGGGACCTCCTTCTTGTGAATTTCACATTTCGTGATATTCAAAATATACACATATCGTGAAGTTGTGTCAACACGTTTTGTGAAATTAATTGTTGATAATTACACGGAGCGTGTATATAATTATTTTGAAGGTAGGTAAATATATGACTAAATTTGGAGAAACATTGAAATGCTTGAGGCTGTCCAGAAGGATCACTCAAGATGAACTCGCAAAAAGCCTCGGAGTGAGCCCGTCAACGATCGGCATGTATGAGTCCGGCAGGCGTCAGCCTAATTTTGAGATGGAAGAAAAGATTGCTGATTACTTTAATGTTACACTCGACACCTTGAGAGGAATCCAGGAAGAGAAAAAGGTTGATGCAAAGGATATAGTTGACAGAATCATCGGTGGAAACTTCAAGAAGTTAAATGAACCGAATCAGGCTCGTCTCCTTTCATATTATCAGGCGCTTCTTGACACGCAGGAGGAAGAGGAAATATGAACACACCACGTTGGGATGGATCCAGATGGAGAATACAAGTCAGGCATGAAGGAAAACGTCTCTCCTTCTCGTCTTCCATTCCCGGAGCCAAAGGGAGACGCGAGTGCCAGAAGAAATACGATGCCTGGTATTACGGTGAGGCTTCAGGCGAGAAGACCGTTGCACAGGTCGCCCGGGAATTTCTTGAAGACGTCAAGGCACGGTGTGGAGCTGACTCTCCGTCCTATGAACAATACGAGTGCTATATTCGGCTCTATATTGCGCCCAGATGCGGTTCTAAAAAGATATGTAAAATGACCCTCCGAGACTGGCAGAACGTCATCAACGAAGCCACAGGGGCGAATAGGCCACTATCCGAGAAGACCCTCCGAAATCTTCGTGGGATTATAATGGGGATTATCAAATACGGCTATCAGGACTACCAGTGTGAGCTCCCCCGCGGAGAACTTTACATCCCTAAAGGCCGTAGCAAGAAGGAGAAGGAGTTCCTTGAGAAGGATGATGTCCGTAGGCTCCTTGAGCCATCGAATCTCTGGTATCACCCACTCTTCTGCTTTATGGTCCTCACAGGACTTCGCCCGGGAGAAGCGCTCGGTCTGCAGATTGATGACATTGACCACAACAGAGTGGTCATAAGAAGGGCCGTAAACGCACGAGGCCATATTACTGATGGTAAGAACAAAAATGCGCGCAGAATGATCCCGATCGGGAAGCTCGCCAGCTCCATTCTCCGAAGCACGATCAAGAGGAACGAGGAATACAACCTCCGAACAGAATGGATATTCTGTTCCCCTGACGGTTCCCAGGGCAAGCAAAGTGGAATGAGGAAGCACTGGAACAAGCTGAAGGAAGAACGTGATCTCCCAGGCTCGGTCTATTCCCTCCGACACACCTTCATCACCATAATGAAGAACGTGCTGCCTGAGCAGGCTATCAAGGACATTGTCGGACATTCTGTCTCAATGGATACATTCGGAACGTATGGACATATCCTTGACGGTGAAGACCGTGAGACAGCCCAGGTAATCGACCTGACTTTTGGTGCCACTTTTGGTGCCACTTCGTCCACAAGTGGTGGACAAAAGGTTGAATAAAAGTTGGAAAAGCCCTATTTCACGGACATTTTGTGCGTGGAGAAACGAACCTATACGAGTTCGAGCCCCGTATGCTCCACCAAAAAGAACTCAATAAAATCAAGCCTTTTCGGGTTTTCCGTTTTGGCTTTGGTGCCGTTTTGGTGCCACTTGAGAAAACAGCCAATAAAAAAAGCCCCACCGACCGAAGTCGATGGGGTTATTTAGATTGGTCACATCAAAAATAGGATTCATTTCGGAGGTATAGGAAACAATCATTAAGGAACAGTGACAGTGGTGTGGTGATGTGACCAAGCCTTATCAAACTTTAGCTATCCACTTGGAGTGGGCCCAGCCGGTCTTACCCTGATATGTGACTCGAGACCAACCGTCCTGCGTTCCGCTAACTTTGATGCTGGAGCCGTTCTTCATCCAGACGATCAAGGCGCTGCTCTTCTTGGGTGCTACCCTTAATGCTAATGGAGATCCGTTAGTCTTGACCTTGAAGGCATCTGTTTTAGTTGGTGTCGGAACAGGTGCGGGTGTGGGTTTTGGTGCAGGAGTCGGAGCAGGAACTGAGTCATACTGTTCAAACGGCAGATGAAAAACGCCCGAGATCGTACTGGATCCGATCTTGTACTTCCCTCTGGCCACTTTATTGTTCTTGTTTCCTTCGATGGTGTGGTAATAGCCATTCTGGACGAACTCGATGTGGCCGACGTGCTTTTTGGAGTTTAGAACGATGATGTCGCCCGGACCACCTGCTTTGCTGTCCACCTTATATCCCTTCTTCTCAAGATATTGATAGAGGTATTTGACACCTGCTGCGCAGTTATTTTTCGGAGAAGGACAGCCAAGGAACTTGAGCGCCTCTTCTGGTCCTAAGATCATGCAGCACAAGTAGCACAGGTAAAGCGAGCACCATTCCGCGCCTTGCTTCTTGGTATTGAACCACTGCCATGCAGTAGTGTCGAAATATTTGGAATACTTGGTGATGTTGGAGCCTGTTTCGGCATAGCCTACCTGAGACTGAGACAGCTTGATGAACTCATCCCTTTTTGTCATCAGAATCACCGCCTATCTTCTTCTGGTACTGGATGGAGCTGATGCCGAGAATCGCACCGAGGAAGGTGGTGACGGCTGCCATCGTGGCACCGATAGCTTCTGCGTAAGGGAAGCCCCAGATGTTAGCCAGGGTGAGCCAGAGTGCTGTGAGTGCGGGAAGACCTACAAGGGCAACCCACTTGAGAATGTCATAAACCTTGTTGTTCATATTTTGCCCTCCTTTGTGAGCTTTTCGAACGTTTCCTTGATGTACTTGTTAGCTATCATTGTGTAGCTGTTCTTGAACTCGGGATGTTCTTCGCAATACTTGTCATAGGTATCGCAGTCATCGAGCTGTTGACGGAAGTATTCCGCAGAATGGTCAATGCCGTTCTTCAGCTCGTCGCTGAAACGCAGGATGTGGGTCCGTGCCAAGATCGCTTGGTTCTCGTCAATCTTCTTGTCGAGCCTGTCAACTTTTGCCTCGATTTCTCTTGTACGGTCCTTCCTGCTAAACGCGAAAGTAATTAAAAATTGAATGAATGAAAATACCGCACCCGAAGTGAGTACGGCAATCCAAATGGAGTTCATCGGTGTTATCCCCCTATAGTTCTTATAGTGTAACCCCCACAAAGTATTCAAATGAGTTTACCCGTGGCGGAAAGTGTCTAACCCCTTTTCTATGATAAAACTTCCGTATCTGTTCGGTAAGTTAGCCATTGTTTACCTCCTATTATGTGGTCTTGAAATTAAGCGAGAACATCACATAGCCGTTAGATACATTACTTGTAGGATATATTCTAACAGTACCGTCCTGTCTAACTTCAACCATACCAAGATAAGAACCATTTGATGTATTTACACCTGCACTTAAAACATGACTAACGGCAAGTGTAACATCAACAGTACCTAAAACAGTCCACGCATTAGCATTTCCTGTAAATCTAATCTCTGCTGCAAAAATGCAAAGTTTGTCATTCTTGCAAGCCGTTACTGAACTTGCCGTTACTCCGCTTGCAGGTGTAAATGTGAAGTCTGCACTTGATATAGCCTCAATAGCCTCATCTACTGTCGTATCATCTGTCGGAGATAAAGGCATCTGACTTGCGTATGTAGGCATTGTTTCCATCTTCTCGGCTATGCTATTCTCGCTATCGTAGGGGATATTAAAGGCATCCAGTTCTACCGCTCCTGTCCGACCATTAACCGACTGAACAGAGGCAAGATTAGGTGCTGCCTCAACCAATTTGGCAATATTCTCACAGCCTGTCTTGAAATATTCCAGCCTGCGGATATTCCCTGTGTTAACAAATATGTTGTTGTTATTGAGTAATGTCTTGACCTGAACAGGAGTGAGCTGTATTTCTATCGGCGTTGCGAGTTCGTATACAAGCATTGTAGGATTGTCAGTAAACCATTGTCTTGCTTTTTGCAATTTTACTGCATTATCATCTTCGGCAGTTACGCCTAATGCGGAAAAAGGTATATTGAATTCTACTCCGTTGTTATTTGTTCTGGCAATTATACCCCAAGCATCACCTGTTGTGGCTTTATGAAACATATCACAAATACAATTCTCAGAACTTGCACCGCTCGGTCTGTAATAAAAAGCCTT